CTTCTTTTGCCGAATTGTAGTCGTTGATGAGTTTTTGTTCGTAGTCCTTGTTCCAGAGTGAATTTATGACTGCTCCGACTATTTTGTTGCTCGATACGGGCGACCATACAATTACCTCATCGCATTCCCATTTCGTTTCGCCTTCAGAAACTTGCACTTCACTGATGTTCCAACGGTAGGTATATGAACCGTTTCCGTTTGCCTCAAACTTTGAGGGCTTGTTGTCATAATATGCCATAATATTCGGGTTTAATGATTGTTTTTAATAAGTGTCTCGAATTACTGTACTTGGCCCATCCGAGCCAGCTGCAGATGTTTTGTTTGTATTCCTTTTCGGAGATGTTGCTCAACTTGTTCATAGAAGCAACTTTTCTGCAAAAGTTTTGTTTTATCTTTTTTCTCATTAGCGTGTGTGTATGATAGAATCTGAATCCTACAAAATCTAATCCCCGTGTGTCAACATTGAATATTTGATAATTCCCCTTTAATGTCAATTTCAGTTCTTCCGTCAGGTATTTGTCGATGTTCGAAAGCAGTTCGTGAAGAAACGCCTTGTCTTCGTGTAGAAACACCATGTCGTCTGCATACCTGAAATAGTATCTCACCTTTCTGTCCTCTTTAATCCAATGATCGAAATAGGCAAGATAAAGATTTGCAAAGTATTGGGAAAGGTAGTTGCCTATCGGGACACCCGGAGCGCTGTCGATAACCTGATCAAGAAGCCACAGGGTGTCTTTGCATTTTATTTTTTTTCGTATGATTGACTTTAAAACGTCATGGTCGATGCTCGGATAGAATTTCCTCACATCTATTTTCAGACAATACCGCGTGTTATCGACATCTTTCAATGCAGATTTCACTGCTTTCATGCATCCGTTGATTCCTCTTCCTTTGATGCACGAATAGGTATCTTTCGTAAACACCGATATCCATATCGGCTCAAGTATATTCATTACCGCGTGATGCACAATCCTGTCCGGATAGTACGGAAGCCGGTAAATTTCTCTTTCTTTCGGTTCGTATATTTTGAACACATGATATTCCGACGTCCTGAACGTCTTGTTCTTTAATGATTCGTGCAGGGCGATTATGTTCGCTTCACGATTCATGTCGTGACGAGTTACTCCGTAAGAACGTAATTTGCCTTTCCTCGCCCTTTCATCCGCCAGACGAAGATTTTCAATCGATATAATTCTGTCATATAAATTATTTATCCGTTTCATCTTTTTCTTTGCTTTTCATACTCGGAGCGTTCGGATTCCTCCTACCGGCACCTTTTTGAGTTTGTTGTTTTTTGCCGAGTGGCAAGGTCGTCATTCTGTAATCATTTATTATCCTTTGAAAATCATAGGCGAGAGCCGATGTTCGTATTCGAATTCGAGGGGGTGTTATTCGAATTCGCATAAGCGAAGCCTGCATTCGCACTGTTATTCGCATTACCGCCGAACAGAACCCCGCAAGAATGACCAACCTGTTTCATTACATTAACTTTAATTCACATTTGGAATAAAGCAAAGGCGAGAGCCGACGTTCGCATCCGTATACGAGGGAGCGTAATGCGAAGTCGAGCAACCGAAGCCCGCATTCGCACCGCTACGCGCATAACCGCCGAACCGAACCCCGCGCAAAGAACTTGCGGTAATGGATGTAGAGTGATAATCACACCAATAAGTTGTCGAACCTGCTCCTACCGAAACGGGCATGATATCGCCAAATTCTCCGATAATCATTTCTTTTATGTATCCTTCCGCACGTGCCTCCAATCCTCTCAATGTGTATCCGTTGTAGTTGCTGTCATTGTAAACGGATGGATCATCGGCTACATAAACCTTAGAAGTACCGCCATCGGCATCTGTCTTTATTTCGATGTTTATCCCGTCCGACCATTTCCAAATGTGCCCGAACGGATTCTGAATCCCGCGATACGAAGGCACGTTCGTAACGGTTCGTGTAACTTTCTGAAAATAGGTTGTGTTTGTTACATCGTTCCCAACCGAGTCGAGGATACATTTATACAGATCGTTGCCCGAAGAAACATAATTGTTTGTATAATACTGCGTCAACGAATCGAAAACGCCTTTGTAGTTCGCCTCTCCGTTTGCATCGTATTCAAACGGCATGGTAAATGAAATCATTCCGGTATTGTTTCCGAGACTTGCGGTGTATCCGCAAGGGATAAAAGGGTAATATCCGTTTAAATTAGACCATTTCGTTCCATCGATATTCGTTACTCCTGCTCCGAGCCCTCCCTGTGCAAAGCCGTTTATATCCTTTTCTGCGTTAAATTCCTTCTGACTGTTTCGTGTCGCGTACTCAACATAGAAAAGCCATGCAACGTCCTTGTAGGCATTATAATCCATGCAGTTCCATTCGGCTGTTGCTGAATTGTTCCTTTTCCTTGCCGCCGCACGAAATGCCGTTCTGCTTATTCCTGTTGCCGGTATCCCGAGCATCGAACGGTATGTGCCGTCATAAGAGGACTGATTGCCACCGCCCCTGTAATCGGACGCAAAGTTTACTACGGAACACAACTTCCCGGTACTTCTTTCCAAAGTTGCCTCGTTGGCCGACACGTATTTTTTTCGAACAAGATGGTAGCCCGGAAGCGGATATTCCGAAATCAGGCATTGGCGGATATTCCCCAGCGTGTCGAATTTTCTGTAGTGTTGCGGAATTTCTACCATCACCTGTCCTCGTGCTCCGGTCAGGTCGTGTGCAAGCCAGTTGTTTGGCGTCAGGTATTCCGTTACGTTTCCGTTATCGTCGAGCAGACACCCTTTTATCCTGTTTTGAATAGGCAGCGATCGGTGCAGATCGGAATTGCCTATCCGCGTCATATCGGGTGACGAAACGGTTACGTCCCATTGTACGCCATAAGCGCACTGTTGTTCGATGTACGGCAGCATTGCAGCCAATTCTGCCTGCTTGCTTTCCCCGTCCGTATCCAAAACTTCAACGATCAAATCGAATGGATTGGTTGACCCGATTCGTGGAAGTTCATTTAATCTTTTCCCATTATCGAAAGCAACGATAATAGACCTTACTTTTGCTTCTTCTTGTTCTGTTAGTGCCATAATTGTAACGTTTTATGTTAATCTGAAATGTCCGTTTGCCATTAATCTCAGCGAGTTGCTGTCAACAACTCTGAGGTCAGGTTCTACGACCTGTATCTGTATAGTCTCGTATATTGCCGTATTCTCAACCGGAAGGCAGTGAATGATGCTCGTTCCCGTCTTTTTCACAAAAATCTCTCCGTCGGGTCGCACCGATACGGAATTTTCGTCACCCAGAAAGAGGACATTTTTCCGTACTCCCGCAGGTGTCAACCTGCAATTTATTCTTTTCGATACGGTATTACCGTAGGTTATGCGTTGTGGATAATCCAATTCCATTTCCTCGGGAATCAAATTTATCATCATCTCCAATTCTTTTACCGTCCTGACAGTTTCGCCATCCGCATACCCGTGTCGAGCGTAAACTTCTACCGGCACAAATCCGGTTCCGTTAAATACGAACCATCGTCCGTACATCGTTTTTTTGTCTCCTATATTTGCCATATATCTTGCTCTTTTAAAGTTGTATCCATTCGCCTTCCAACATCACATACCTGATCCCGTCCTTGATGAGCTCGTCTCCGTTTAGTGGGTTTTCGGCGGTGTCGATGAAAACCTTATTTACGCTGTTTGCACGATCTGCGGCTTCATTAGCTGATAGTGCTGCCGCATTTGCCGATTGAGCTGCCGTGTTCGCATTTCCTGCAGCCGTATTGGCAGCTGTGGCGGCAGATTGAGCCAACGCTGCTTTTTCGTTGGCGTTTTCAGCCGCATTATTTGCCAAAGAAGCTGCGCTATTTGCCGCAGTAGCCGCGTTGTTGGCATCCGACGCCGCATCGGCCGCATTTGTTGCCTCCGAGTTAGCATTGTCGGCAGCTTGTTGCACGAACTCAAGTCCGGCCTCTATCCTCGCATTTTCATTTTCAACCCTCGCATTTTCATTTTCAACCCT